CGCTGGGCATTCCATTCGGCGACCATCTGGTTGTTGCGCGCGACCTGGGCTTGGTAGTTGGCCATGCCGGCTTGCGCACCGGCCTGCTGGGCCTGGCCCGCGGCGCTCATCACGGTGCTGGCGGCGGTCAGTGCCAACGTGGCACCTGCCATGACGGTAGCCGTGGTTGCTGCAGTCATTCTTCATTCCCCTGTGATGACAATGGTGTTGGTGTCGGGATCTTTTCGGGACATCAGGATGTCGAACTCGTCGGTGAACGCAGCCTCGGCTTCCTCGATCGTCCGCGCCTCGGTCGGAAAGACCGAGGTGAGTTCGGTATCGGCCAGCGCAACAAAGGCCTGCTTGCGGCTGGCACTCGCGGGGAACACCTGTCGTCCGGTGAGGCGCAGCGGCCGGTCCGTGCCGATGTAGGCAAGCACATCACCATCGCTCACCAGAACCGTCGCGACCTTCACCAGGGCGCCGGTGATCATGACGCCGGCCGGGATGCCGATGGTCCGCGCGTACATGCCGCCGTGCAGGACGTGGTGCGTCCTGATCCGTACCTGCGACCTTTTCGCGGCCTCGGCCTCGAGCCGGCGCACCTTGTCGATCGCCGTCGGCGCCATCGCTCCGATGCGGGGAGAATCGGCGAACAGCTCACCCACCTCGCAGGCTCCTGAAAAACACTCGGTTGGTCTCACGATAGCCGGCCCGGGGAAGGACATCGGCCAGCCGCCCGCCGGTGGGCGCGCTCACCAACAGGCCGGCGGCGCCGATCTCGAGGGCTCTGCGCTCGGCCGCGCGCAGCAGCCGTAAGCCAGCGCCGGTCCTGCGATACGCTCTGGCGACGAAGAAGCTTTCGGTCGTGGCGATCGGCTGCGCGTAGCGCGGCACGGTGGCGGTCAGCACGCTGATGAAGCCAAGCAGCGCGTCACCTTCTTTCGCGGCGAACACGCTCAGCAGCCCTGCATCCTCCAGCATGCGATAGCGCGACCAGTAGGCTTTCGGCGGCGGCATGCCGTCGATCAGCGATTCGTCGGCATATTCGTCGGCCAGCGCCGCGAAATCGGGTGCGGCCTCGAGGTCGACGACGCGGCAGGGAGTAACGCGCAAGTCGCCGATCGAGAAGCGGCGGAACGGGGCGGCGTGCGGACCTTTTGGCTCGGCCGGTCCGATGCCGAAGCCCAGCCAGCGCAGCCAGCGGATCGCCTCGCCATACTCGGCATGCACGTGGTTGGCGAGGCGCGAGAACTCGGCCCGCATGCGCGCCACGCCGCGTCGGGTCTCCTGCAGGAAGAGCTTGCGGTGCCGATCGACCGGCCGGCCGGTCAGCAGCCACGGCGCGCCGACGCCGCCCAGGATGCTGTTGATGGCGAGGCCGACCAGGGCGGCGACCTCGCCGTCGATCACATAGGCCTGTGCCCACAGCGAGCGCGACATCGATTGCTCGAAGGCGGCGATCGGCGTCAGGCCCATCGCCGCGATCTCCCGCGCGTCACCCGGCCGAAGCCGGATCGCGCGCGCATGGTCGAGGGTGGCGGGCACGATCTCAATTTCCAACGTTCACCTCCGGGATGAGATCGAGGATGGTCGCCGGCAACGGATAGCCCTGGCGCACGAAGATCCGGCCGTCGCGGTTCCATTCGCTCGGCACGCTGATCTGCCAGTCGCCGCTGAACGGCTGCAGGGCGGTGCCGAGCGTCTCCTGCGAGCGCTGCTTGATCTCGGCGAGCGCGCCCTGGTTGAGGCCGACGCTGAGACCGCGGGCTTCCTTCACGCGCACCGTCACCTGGCCGATCTTCTTCATTTGCCCCTGCGCCGTCGGGCCGCTCTGGGTCGCGAGCTCGAGGTTCAGCGTCTCGAGGTCGGCGGTGTAGGGCAGGCCGACGATCACCTTGCTGTAGGCGCCATCGAGCGCGACCGTGCCGCCGGTCACGACCTGGCTCGGCACGACGCTGCCGTCGCCCAGGATCGCCACCGTCTTGCCCTCGAGATGGTCGAGGCCGGAAACGCTGGTGGCCGGCGCGCCGCTGTACTGCAGGCCGCAATCGACGAACCAGGCATCGGCGATGGTCGGGAAGGTGCGGCTCACCATGCGCTCGAGACAGCGGCGGGTCTGGCCGCCCCCCTCTGGACCAATGGGGCGGTTGACGATCAGCCACACCGCGTCCTCGTAGCCGCCGTACCCGTCGGCTTCGGTAACGGTGGTGACGCTCTCGACAACGCCGTCGGTGACGTGCCGGTGCCAGGCGTAGACGTCGTGCTCGCGCATGTAGGTGAAGCCCAGCAGCATGCCGTCGTCGCGGCACCCCCAGATGACCTGGTGCGGCTCGGCGGCGAACGCCCATTCGACGATGCGATGCGCGCCGCTGCTGTCGTACAGCAGGTGGCTCGACAGGATGCTCATGTCGAAGCTCTGGTACTGGTCCTGGATGGCATCGAAGCGCAGCGCCACCACGCGGCTGCCCTTCTCCTTGATGAACAGCACGTCGTTGCCGGCCTGTATCGGCGGCACGTGGGAGGAGCCATGTGCGGTCTGGGGCAGGGTGAAGCACGCGCCGGGCGTCAGGGCGTTGGAGCTAGGTCCCGGCCAGCAGCGCCATTCCGCCCCCGAGGTCATGACCAGCATCGAGCTGCCGACCGGGACCAGATGCCGGATCTCGTTGACTTGCCGGCCCGTCAGGGTGCGGGTGATGGCATCGTCGTCACGCGTCGGCGTCGACACGTTCATGTTGCCGAACGCGCCGACTGCGGTGAACCACAGGGTCTGCGGTTGGCTGATGGTATCGGCGAACACCTGGCGCTGCATGAAATAGGTCGTGCAGCCGGGATTGCTCTGTCCGCTGTCGGGCTGGCTCGTGAGATTGGTCGTGACCACCGCGCCGGAACCGGCGCTGTCGGTCACCAGGAGCTGGATCTGTGACCAGTAGGCGGGGTCGATCGGCGTTCCCTGGTTCACGTCGACGGAGGTGATGGCGCCGCCGACGCCGCGGTGCACGACGAAGGAGTAGCCCCACGGATTGAGGACCGCCCCGACCAGCATGTCGACGTGGGCATTGGCCCCGTAGCCCGAGCCGGCGCCGACCACCTGCGCCTGCATCGTGCCGTCGCCGGGGAAGACCGGCGACAGGATCGCGCCCGAGCCGGCGCCGTCGGTGACCTGCACGAAGGCGTTGGCCGATGCCTGTTTGGTCGTGTCGGCCAGGGTGGCGCTGGTGATCACCCCGCCGCTGAGGCCGAAGGTGACGGTGGTGACGGTCTGGCCGCCGTCCATTACCTTGCCGGTCGGGCTGCCATAGCCCGAGCCGCCCGATTGCACCGTCAGGCTGGTCAGCAGGTTGGTGCCGAACGGCGTGCGGCTGCCGGGCGGGGTGTTGGAGATGTCCGGGTCGAGATTGCTGTCGGTCCAGGTGGGTTGCTGAACCTGGGCGACGAAACCGTAGACCGAGCCCTTCAGCTTGTAGACGTTGTAGTTCGTGCAGCCCGGCACACCCGTCCAGTTCCACGCGCCGCCGCCGCCGCTGGATGAGCCGGCGGCCGCGCTGGGCAGGCTCTCTTCGCCGGTGGCGTCGTTGATGGACGTCACGACCACGAAGGCAGCCGAGCCGCCGCTGGTGGAGGCAAGCCCGGTCGGCGGTTGAGTGGTCGGCGCGAAGGTGATCGGCGAGAGCGACCAGAGGGCGTGGCCGGCGCGCGTCAGCTTGCGTGCCGAGTAGGCCGGATGGGTAAGCGTCATGGTGTCGGCGCTCTGCACGTATTTCAGCAGCGGCAGGTCGCCCGCGGCATAGGGCGTCGGCAGGCTGAACAGTCGGGCGGCCGTGCCGCCGGAGAGCCACAGGTCGAAGCCTGACGTGTCAAGGCCGATCGAGACGTGGTTGCTGTCGATAGTCGTCACTGTCACGGTCCGGCCGTCGAGCTGGGTCATGCCGGCGATGTCGGACAGGGCGATGCGGTCGCCGGTCGCGAAGCCGTGCCCGTCGATCTCGATCACGCCGGGATTGGCGCGTGTGATCGCCTGGATGTCCTTCGGCGCCTCGGTCACGAAGCCCCAGTTGGTGCCCGAGTCCGGATCCGACTGCATGGCGACCTGCATCGTCTTGTCGCCGAACACCAGTACGTAGGTCTGGCCTTCCGGCAGAGTGCGGAACTGGAACGGGATCAGACGGTGGCGCGCGCTGGAATCGTCGACCTCGCCGATGAAGCGCGTGCCCGGCCGGTTGCTCACGCCGCCATGCGCATGCACGAAGAAGTTCTGCAAGGTCCGAGCGCCGACATGGAACTTGGCGAGATCGACGCGGCCGTAGAGGAACGGGCTCAGCTCGCCGGCTGCGAACGAAGGCTGGATGACTGGGATCGCCGTCATACCGCGGCCTCCGGCACGAAGCCGCGCGCCTGCAGGCTCTCCGGCAGGTAGAGCCGGTTGAACGCACTGCTCTCGTTGGCCATCTCGGCGCCGGCGCGCTGCAGCGTCGCCTGCCACAGCTGGGTGAGGGTGCGCACGCGATCGTCCTTGCCGGTGAGCTCGAAGCAGATTCGCGCCGCCAGGCCATAGGTCATGGCATCGACGAAGCCCGGATCCCAGCGCAGCGGATCGGCGACCTGCGCGGTATAGATCGCCGCCACCGGCGCCGCCTGGGTCAGCAGCACGGTGATGAACGCCCCGGTCGTATCGCGGTCCGCGGCGATCTCGCAGAACGTCTCCGGCAGCGCCAACAGAGGCACGTCGTTCAGCCGCCGCAGCCTGAGGCAATCGGTCGGCAGGGCGTACTTGTGCCGCCAGCGTGCCGGCGGATTGGCGCCTGCCCCGAGCGAAGTCGAGGGGAGCTCGGCGAGCTGTGCGGTCAGGCGCGCGAAGTTCCAGTCGAAGGCGCGCAGGGTCGCATCGCGCACCAGGGCGAGGTGCGTCAGGCAGGCATTCGCTTCGGCGCTGCCTTCGTCGATCGCGCTGATCTTCGAGCGCGTGCCGCAATGGGAGATGGCGGCGTTGCAGATGTCGGTGATGCTTGGCATGCGCTACTCCGGCCGAGCAGGAAAAGGGTCGGGGCGGGCTGAGCGAACCCGCCCCGAAGGACGTCACGCCACGTAGCCGCGGGCGTACACGGGCTGGACGTCCAGAGACGGCACCAGGGCTGCCTTGAGCACGCCGGCGGTCATTGCCGCGGTGCCGATCGCGTAGTTGAGGCGCACGAAGCGCTGCGTCGGACCCGGCAGCTCGCCGGGCAGGAACTTGTAGCCCTGCACCAGGGAGGCGACCGGGATCGCGTCGGACTGGCTGAGCGTCGACCAGGCGCCGGGCGCACCTGAGCCGTTGTCCGGCGCCGTCTGGAACTGCACCTGCAACGTAGCCGAGCCGCCCGAGGTGAAGGCGGTGACGACCTCGCACAAGAGCGCGAGCTGGTCGGTCACGGCACCGCCGATGTCGCGGGCGATGCCGAGGTCGACGATGTTGGTCGAGGCGGTCGAGCCCGTGCTGGTCGGACTGTCGCCGCTGTCGGCCGAGAACTGGTTCTGCTTGTCGATGAGCATGATGAAATCCTTCTTTGCTGGGAGCGCGCCACTCCAGTGGCGCTCATGGTCTGTGCTGAGGCCGGAAGAGCGGCACTGGAGTGCCGCGCTCCCAGCGATGACTCAGCTCACGTTCGCTTCCGCATTGGTGATCTGGTCGCAGATCCTGATCGGGATGCCGCGGAACGCCGTGTAGGGCTTGGAGTCCCGCGTTTCGATGGTCAGGAAGTTGTTGGTCTTCGCCATCGCCTGGATGTCGAGCGCCGCCCGCACCGTGCGATTGCAGTAGAAGGCGGTGTTGACCTGGCCCGGCTTGGTGCCGCCCGGCGGCGGACTGTTGCCGGCGGCGCTGACGAACGGCAGCTTGTTGACCGCCGCGATCAGCGTGTTGACCAGGTTCGACGTGGTGACCGCGCCGGCCGTCACGTTGATGTTGGCGATGCGCACGACGAACCGCCAGTCGCGCACCGTGAGGCCGCAGTCCCACTTAAAGTGCGTACGGTAGCCCTGGTAGGTGTTGTTGTTGGCGTCGTAGAGCGGCACCTCGCCGAGGTCGCGCACCTGCAGGCCGGCCTTGCTGCCCTTCGGGAACAGGCCGTGACAGGTGTTCTGGCCCCAGCCGATCAGCCAGATGCTCGTGTTGGTGTTCGAGCTGCCGCCGGCATTGACGATGTTGCCGCCGTTCGGCGCCGACAGCGACGAGAAGCGCGGTGCGAGGCCGGTGAAGCGCTCGGGCGTGCTGGTCGTGTTGCCGTAGACGATGGTGCCCTGCATGCCCTGGTTCATCGATTCGATGAAGGCCATGTCCTCGCCCATGCGGAACTCGGCGGTGTTGCCGTTGAGGTCGGCCAGCGCCTTGTCGATCTCGCTGTAGGCCTCGAGCATGCCGGTGCTGTCGCGCACCTGGGCGGTCGTGCTCTTGGACTTGACGACGCCGTAGTTCAGCAGTCGCCAGGTCGCGGTCGGCAGGCCGGTGCGCACGGTGGTCTTGTGGCCGGCGCCGTCGTTGCACTGCATCCACAGCATGTCGGTCAGCATCTCGTTGGTCTGGCCGAGCAGCTCGATCACCGCCGCGGGCTTGCCGCCGGGATCGAGTCGGGTGGCCCATTCGCCGAGCGTCAGGGCGGAAGAAGCAAGCGTTGCCATTGATCAAGACTCCTCAGGTTCGGGGATTGCCGTCGTAGATGACTTCGGCCGGCGATCGCGGGACGTCGGGCCGGGCGAGGTGGCCGGGCCGGAAGCGGTCTTCCGCGATCATCTGCCCGAGACGCACGAACGCTTTCACGATGGCGGGATGATTGCCCGCGCCGGTGAAGTTCAGCGCCTCGCGGAGTCCCGGAACGTTCAGGCGATCGATCGCGCGGTTTGCCGAAGCGAGAGAGCTCTTCAGCCGGTCGCCGCCGATATCGGGATCCGCCTTGATCTCCGAGACCCATTGGTTCTGCAGGTCGACGAACGCCTGCACGGATTTGTGCGCGGCGGCGGTTTC